AAGCTTAACAAGATCAATGTAATTTCTGAAATATCCCTGTAAAACAGGCCACTGCCCCAGCCACTCATCGATAGAGTCAACAATTCTTTTTAAGATAGAATCATTACCCTCTAAAAAATTATTTAAATCATCAATAACTAAACCAAAAAGAACAAAGGCGGCAATGGCCGCGAGTATAGGCAATGTTGCTACAATTGTTGCAGCAGCAGCAGAAGCCATGGCTGGCAAATAAACTGCTGTAATAACCGTCCCTACAGCCGTGAAGAAAAGAACAACCAGCTCTTTATTATCTCTAGCAAAATCACCCAGCTTAGTTAACCATTTAGCCCCTTTCTCCAAAATAGGCACCAAGCCGCCCAAGCTCTGAGAGCTTAAATCACCAAACACCATCTTTAAGTCGGTTATTGATGACCTCAGCTTCCTCGCGCTCTCGATTGACTGAGCGTTAACGTGACTCCTTTCTTTCTCTGCTGCGGTTAATTCTTGCACCGCCTTGCGCCCTTTCATGAGTAGCTCAATGGTGGATTGGTCCGTGATGCCAAATCGCTTAGCTATTGTCTCAGCCTTGATTCTGTCCATGCCTTGCATCGTGTCCGCAAGAGAGAGCAAGATGTCATCTGTCTGACGAACCATGCCCCCAGCATCACGCAAAGAGACACCAAAAATATTAAAATTGCGCCTAGCCTCCCCTGTTGAGTCTACTAGCGCCGATTTTATCGCGGTATTAAGTGCTGACAGGGAGGTCTGCATCCCTTCTGCGCTTCCTCCAGCGCGCTGTGAGGCCCTGCCTAGGGCGTCAAGGTTCTCTGTACCGACACCAATCGATTCTGCCATGCGGTTTAGATTGTCCATGTTGGTGGCCTGATTTATCGCGTTCGAAATCGTAGCACCAACAGAAAAGCCTATCCCGGCAAGACCCGCCACACTTTTTAAAAAGCCAACTAATTGTTGCCCTGAGCCGGCGGCCTTTCTGTCCACACCGTCCATCGTTTTTGTAAGCTGCTTTGCTTTTTTGTCAGCCTCTTCAACTCCCTGCTTTAGGGGGTCAAGCTTGCCCTCAAAAACATAGGCGAAAGTATCTAGTATCATCGTCTCTTAGCCTTCTTGTCTGCGTGTTTGTGCGCTCTGTAGATGTTGTACCTGTCCGTTATGATCACCTCCCACATGTCCATTGCATCCTCTAAATCGTAGATTGTCCGCAGCTCACTTAAGGTTGCTTTCCCTTCAGAGATGATACAGGCGATGAGTCCGTCGACGTTTTTGTATTCAACAGGGGTGATACTGTCTGAATCAGAGAAGTTATATTCGACAGTACGCCGCCCTCCAAAAAACTACAATTATACGAAATCAGTTCGCCCTCCAACTTGACGAGGGTTTCCCAATCCGGGACGTACTGATTGATAAGTGCCTTGTTACTCAGTCTCGTTAAGGTTCCGCCTAACTCAATAGCTACGAAACTCATAGCCTCCTGCATCACCTTTTCGTTTCTCTGGTACTCGTCAAGGTGGCGCACTCCTGTTTCTAGATACTGAAATAGCAGCCTACGGCCTTCCGTTGCTGGGAATCTGCTTACAGTGAAAGTATGCTCGTTCCCGTCAGAGTCAGCTATGTGCACCTCATGCGGCTTTATCAACCCTTCTTTGCTTATCATGAATTACCTTTTTGTACTAAATCTGAAAATGAAGGATTTGCTTTTTTGCCTTCCGGAGCCATCTGTAGAGGTGCCGCCGGGAGCGCCTACAATAACCCCGTCCGTGTAGGTAACTAGCGTTCCTGTGGCAGGGTAGAAGGCGGATAAAGTGATATTGTCTTCTGTGCTGAACTTAAAGCGCCCCGCAGAATTCATATTGGCGAGATGGGTCAAAAGCGTGTCATCTATAGTGTTGGGGATGACTGACAAGGTTACCTCGTAAACTGGGGGCATTCTCCATGTCATCAGGTTACCATTTAACCCCATTGCGGTATCGCCTATTGTTACATCACCCACATCTAAAGGGTCTGAGTCATCAGGGAAGTTTGTTAATATCGCAGGAATGGAAAAAGTTGTTGTGCTGGTAAGTGTTACAGTGATCCCTGTGCCAGCAACATTGTTAATTGTCATTTTTATCACCTAGATTAAAACGTGGGAGCCTTCGACTTTGCGGATTACATCATCTTTGCTGTAGATTAGTGTGTAAACGAATTTATATTCGTTAGCACCAGATGAATTGACGAAGGTTTGGATCTCATACCCTACCCAGTAGCCGTCATTTTGAACCTTTCTCCATGCTGTATCATCTCCAGAAATCTGAGTAATGTAGGCCTGCTGAATAACAGTGAGCGTTTTGTCTATACTAATAACGCCATTGTTCAACGCCTGAGATATCGCATTGTTAATCACCAAAAGAATTTGATTGCCGCCCGTGGCATTTGCTGAGATTTTAGGTAAGGCGAGAAATAAATTCATCACTGAGGTGATAACAGTGTCTTTCAGCCACATTTCATTGGCGTACACATTCATGTCTATCGGGTCTACGGGGAGTCCCATTAATTGGCCACGCTGATAAAAAGATACCAGACGTCCCGCCTGCTGAGTTACGCCATAGTAATTAACCCTGATGGCATCATATGTATCTGCGTCTGCGTTGGTTGATACGGATGGGGTAACGCCAAATTGATAGAACATGTAATTTTGCGTGCCATTCGTCGCTGTGTAGTCTGTAGCGGCGAGGACGAGGGCAGGGGCTAGCTCTGGGTACTCTGTAGCGATGGGGCTTAGCGTAATAGCTGTCCCGCCGTAATTTTTCAGTGCGTCATAATCGGTTTGAGCGTCAGTAACTGTGGTTTTATCCACATAGATAAAATTAACATTTTGCGCTTTGTTCCATGCTGCAAGAGCCTCACGCTCTAACAGGGTCAAATCATCCATAAAATAAAAAGTACCAAAATTATTAGAGGCACCAGCAGACAAAGAGATAGCCTCAACTGGCGTTTGTCCAGTTATTCCAGCACTGTTAAGTCCCCCTTGTAATCCGGTCAGATTCCCAACGTCTGTTGCGGCCGTGGTTCCACCAACATCAATTGTACCCACTCCGGAATAACCGCTAACCAAAATGAACTTTTTGGCGGTTGCGTTCCATGTCACCGTAGCCCCAGTAAACCCAACGCCACCATTTGCCTGTATAGCTGCTTCTAATAGGGTGGCGACATTGGTAAGACTGGTAGCGGTTGATAGGTCGACACCCGTAATCGTTGCGGATACACCGTTGATTGTCACAGTAAAGGTGCCATTTGTTATTGCGCTATAGGTACTAACTGCTTGAGTTTTTGAGGTGCCAATGACTGTCGCAGCCCTTGTTGTGGGTGTGTAGCTTGAAAAGCTAATCATGCGTGGCTTTTTGATGTTTTTTGACACAAACCCAAAATAAAAATTTGCTATTCTGTACTCTTCAGACTGAAACCCAAACATTCCCCCCACATCATCAATGGTTGTCATGGTTACAAAGCTGTTAGTTGGGATTAATGGATTGCTAGAAAAAGCCCTTAAAATAAAATCTCTCGTAGCAAAGGCCGCGGCCCCGCCTACGCCCGACGTAATGTCAACGTACCTTGTGATTGATATCGCCATTTTTTACACTCTATATATTTTATATTCTGCGGTTTTTGCGGATGGAATAACTGTTTGTAACTTCCTGCTGTAAGATATTGTGATGTCGAAGTTTGGCATCCCTTCGAAGTTGTCTCTGTCGTTAACAAAATAAGGCATTCTCACATCACCAACTCTTAGTATCCCCGCGCCTATTTTTGCCAGCTCTTCTATAGCGTCATATCCCTGTAAAATCATCGCTGCGGTATTTGCTATGTCTGATGCCGTTATTGGTGCGGGGTAGGGTGGGGAGGATGTGACGGGGGTTTCCTTCATGTAGGCTGTAAATTGATACGTGCTTTCATAAAGCTGTGATTCTGTTTTTACTAAATCTCCGTTGCTGCTTGTTGATGTAGATCTAGACTGAAAACCATACCTAACATCAGTTATTTTCTGGAAGTAAACCGCTGCGTCAGGCTCTATGCCTTGCTTGGTTGGTTGATATGCTCTGATTATCTCTATGCTTGAGTAGATAGCATTAACCGCTGATTGTGCTTTTAAGCCCTTATCCAGCAAATCAAACCAAACACGAACAATTTCACTGTCTGTCATATCTCGGTTACCTTTACGGTTACCCAGCCATCTAAAATCAAAATGTCGTTTTTAGATACAGATTGGTATCGCTTGCCGCGCCACTCAAACTGATCGCCTGATACGCCTCTGTTAACATCAACCACCTTTGCCGGCAGGCGTAAAGACCAAGCAGACTTTTGCAGATTTCTCCCGTCCTCGTTGTAAACCTCTTGATTGATGGGCATCATGGAACAGTTCTTCACCTCTACGGCTGACTTGTAGATTGTCACGTAATTCCTTTCTGCGTTAAGCTTTCTTGAGTCGTACTGATACCACAAAACACTCTCCCTGCATCCGATCACACCTAGTGCGATGTTATGAATGTTGGTGCCAATCAAGCTACTTACTTTTATCACTTAATTTCACCCTTTTTCTTTATGACATGGATGACGGTTTTAATCATGTAACCTGTATCCTGTAGGGGTTTAGACTTGATGTTATTGACTGTAAACGTTTTTCTTTTTCTGCCTGCGTTAGCTTTTTCTGCTCTGTTTTTTAGGGTTGCTAAAGATAATGGCGGACTGTTAACGTCCTTAATCGCTTGCATAATATCCCCTGTTACCTCCAGACCAAGTTGATCAAGCACATAATCAAAATCATCTCTCCCCTCAATAGCTTTTGCCCCGGCGCTTCGAACCACACTAGACCACTTTTTGTAATTTCTTTCCTTAGCTGGCCTCATAAATGATCGAGCGGGGATGTTTTTTTGAGGAGCGCCAAACTCGTGAGTGGCGGCCACTGCGGCTACTTTTTCTCCGGTATCTGGATAGGCAGAATCGCTAAACCATCCCACAGCCACAACCTTACCCTTTTCTGATGTGATGAGTTTTTTTAGTCTTTCTGAGCCGGAACGATCGTGCTTGACTCTCATCGACCAAACCTCCCGCCAACTCGCCGAAATGCCGCGCCCTCTCTCAATCCTCCCACAGAAAAGCCAGGCGCAGCTTTAACCGTAAGCAAGGCCAACAACCTTTGTCCACATGGCGTTTGTGCCAACCACCATTGCCACTGATTTTTGGCAGGAGGTGCCATTAAGGACACAGAAACCGACTCGATAGATGCAGACGTAGCCACGCCGACAGTAGCGCCAGAAAGTACACTGTTGTTAATCGTGGCTATGTGACACATCATTAGCTCAATAGCAAGTCGCCGACAATCACCACGTAGCAGACCATAATCAGTATCCGAGATATGACAAGTCGCCTCATCCCACAAAAGGATGATTAGCGAGTCTGGGTAAGTGGTGGTGTCAGCGAATTCTGGGAAGCGGGAGCGAAACCCTGAAATGTCTAGGGTTATCATATTATCCCCTTATTTTTTGGCACGGCCTCTTGTTTTTAGTATGACGTCACTTTGAATTTCGTCCGCCTCAGCATCCAATATTAAGTCATTCAAAGGGGCTGAAGCATCTCTCTCAGTCATACCGTTTGCTGACACAACCTTTTCTGGGTCCTGCTCTTTCTTTTCAATCCGAATGAATCCTGCTTCTTGCTGCCGCTTAAAAACATAATTGTTTTGCAGCAGCTCGGCTTCTTCGTCTGATATGGACGTAACCACCCCGTAAGGAGTGAAAAGGCTTTTGTTGGCAATATTAGCGCCGCCATTGATAATCACTTCCTTAACAGGAACTTGCATTCCAGCGGGTGACATTTCGTAAACCGTATAAGAATTGTCACAGCTCATCGTCGAATATACGTGCGCTACCATCAAGCTACTCCTGAATATCTAACAACCCCAATAGGGCGCTTGCATATAACACCTGCGGTGGCACTGCTCCACGCCTCAGAGGTTATTTTTTCGTCTATTTTGGTTCCGACTAAAAAAGATTTAGCAGGGACAATCTGATCAAAGACAAGGCCATTATCTGTCGAGTTGCCTCTTAAGTTTTCTGCGTACAGATAAACGACTGATACACCACCGTTTGCAGCAGTAAACTCTGATGGAACAACCACAACTCTTAAGTTAGGGTAGTTAATTCCTATCCACTCTTTAACAGTTTGATTAGCAAATCCGATGTCAGAAGTGGTGGTTAAGAAGTCCGCAACCTCCACTGGAATGGCTAAAGTCATGTTGTCTCTAAAAGGATCTACAAGGTTTTTTGACTGTTTTCTCAATGCTGCTAGCATTGTTCTGATGTCATTTGTGATCTCTTTAAAGTTTTTGGTTGCCCACGTTGGTGTGCCACCAGATCCATTAGGAAGGTTTACGTAAGCAGGCAAGTTAGGGTCATTAAGGATCCCGTAAGTACGGTCATTTCCGCTGTTAAATCCGATGAAACCAACTCGGTTTCTGAATATTTCCAAAGTCTCCATAACAGCTTCGCGTTTTTCCGCCTCGGTGGAAATGTTCATTAATGCACTGCGTTCAGATTCTAGGCGCCCTGTAAACATCCCCGTATCAGTTCTAACGTTCGTCCTATACTCAAAATTCGTGTTCCAGTTTGAGCGAGGAGTGTTTGTGTGGTCACCATAGGTAGTTATGGCCCCTGAGTGCTCTAAAATTGTCTGAACTACCTGCTCGTCTTCCCATCGCCCGATAGTGGTCAACCCCGTAAGTTCATCAATGACACGAGGGGAAGTTAAAACTTTCACCATGCCGGCTAACCACGTTTGAGCAAATTGAATGGCAGCAGAGATGCTGGGGGTGGTTAAGGAGCCTACAAGTGAATCCATTCCATAACCACCGCCGCTATGATGCGCTTGGTCTAAAACAATCCCCATGTTTCTAAGGTCTCTGTATCCCGTCTTGTGCAGGTGCGCAGCAAATTTATCAATTTGCGCTGGATCTACTTCCTGCTGCGCAATCATTCTTGCAGGAATGTGTGAATGGCGAACACTCACGGTTGACGCTGTTAACATTTTATCACCTTAATTATTAATGGTTACAACTGACAGGCCGTTACCTGTATTTTGTACATGAGTCACACGACAGTTAGGCACAAATGCATAACCTGATGGCGCTGCTGAGGTACCTTTTGCCACCCGATCTAATGCTCCCGTTGTGGTGCTGTACGTTACTAAATCACCAATTACGGCTGCGGTTGCAAGGTTTACATAAACAATTCCGTTGCTTAAGAACTCGGCAGTTTTGTTATTGTTTACTTGTAGGGTGGGTTGCAGGGTGCCGGCACTAGTGCCTTGTGATACTTGCCCTTTGGGGTTAATCATGATTCCAGCAATATCACCAGCTCCACCAGCAGCGACAGTGCCATCGGCGTTAACCGTGAAATACCGCCCGATAATGTTTTGCGCCTGGTCTGACGAATTAAGGGAAAATGATGTTGCTCTTATTGCTGATCCGTAAGCAATTTCACCAACATAACCGGTCGTTAGATCTGCTCTCACAGAGTTTTGAAAAGCCATTACTTAGCCCTCTTAAAGAATTTTGAGATATCTGAAACATTGCTTTTTTCTTTTGAGTCCATCGCCACTACTGGCCTATGGTCATTCAGGGCTTTAAAGTAAACGTCAAGTGCGGTTGCCTCATGCCCTTTTGCGCAGTTAATGCCAAGCTTCTTTGCTCCATACTGCGCTACTTGTTTCGCTGTCATTTCTGAGTGGTCAAAAACCCCAACATGCGATTCAAGCTTTTTAGCTAGCTCGTTTCTGCGGTTTATTTCTTTGGCGAAGATGCGAAATCTTGATGACTCATCGCTTACTTTTGCTTTTACCGAGTCCATTGCTTGAGACTGTTTCATTAAATCTTTTTTTAGTGCTCTGACTTCGCGCCGCAAAGAATCCATAGCGACATTGCTTTCATTCTCTTGTTCGTCTTCCTCTTCTTTCTCGTCCTCCTCTTCCTCAGAGTCTGACACGCCGGGGAGATCGGCCGCTGCTTCCGCCAAATCTAGGGCCGCCTCTTGAATGTCCTCAATCGATACCTCTTGTTCATCTTCGCCCATCTCATCTATAGGCCCTTGCTCTTCATCTTTATTTAAAACAATTTCTTTCAACAGAGATTTAATTTGCTCTATCTGGGTATCGTTAAATCCCTCATCTAGAGTCTCCTCGTCCATACCTTCTTTTTTTTCGTTATCGTACATTTTTGTAGCCTCTTTGAACCCTTTAGAGTCAAAAGTAAATGCCATGCTGTCAAGCACGGCGACGTCTGCCCCCATCCTGCCTGATTCTGTTAGCGCAAGATGATTGCCTCTGATATTTTTTTGAATGAAATCGTATCGCTCGCCTTTGTATACATTTGGCGAGTACTCGTAATCACACTTGTATCCGCATGAGAGTTCGTCTTTCTCTATCTCTATTAGCTCTTTGAGATTTTCAGAAAGAACTTTGATATTACCTTTCAATATACCGTCATCGAAATAAACATCTTCCCCAATGACGCCCTCAATCCCCTTGTGTTCAGCTGGTGTTCTTCCCATCTCTCTGCTACCAAGCATGGCGTGCTCATTTATCCACGGCAGAAGCTTGAAAGAGTTAATGCAGTCTTCTGAAGAAAGCTCTTCTTCTGAGCGGCAAACCTTGTACATTTTTCTTGGATCAAAGCTGCCGCGCCCGTTAGCCTGCTCGTATTGCAAGACAGCTAACGGTGAAATTGATCGCCCCGGATAATCAAAAACTCCGGATTTGGACAGTGGGTTGCCCTTTATCTGATACCACCCGTTGTGGTCGTGTATTCTTTTTGTCATTCCTCCTCGCCTTCTAATTTAATGACCGGTCGCATAAAGCATCGACAATTAATTGCATCGCCGGGATATCCCCGCTCACCAGTTTTTTCATCAATGATTGGCGGGTCATCAATACTGAAAATTTGACCGTTTAGCTTGTCTCTATGTAAAGGTCTAGGGTCTTGAGACCCTCCGGAATGAACCCAGATAAATTTATCTATTCCCGCCTGTCTCATCCTCATCCTGTACACTCCCGCGTACACCTTGCGAGTCTGATCTAAGGCGTCATTCCTGGCTTTTCTCAGGGTTATACCTCTTCGATGCTGCATATAAGGGATTAAATCTTCTAGCCCTCTACCGCCGACTATTGAGCGAAGAACCGCATTTTGTATTTGGTCCACATGGGAATCGCCAAGAATTTTGATTAGCGACGCGGCTTGATTTGATGATGCTTTAATCATATCTTTCAAAGGTTGCGGAATGTTTTTTGAGTTTATTGATAGATCTTTGCTGATGGACTTTATTGACCTATTAACGCTAGCTGATGCGTCATTCAGCACCAAGTTAACCATGTTGCTGGCGATGTTATCTGCTCGCTCGTCAATCCTTTTCTGTATCCGCTCTCGCAGTCGCCTGAAAAGCCTATTTGAGTTAGTTGTTACACTTAAGTTTGACATTGTGACCCCGGCGATCACTTCCTTACTTGATTCATATGAATCTTCCGTGAAGAATTCTCTTGCCGCGTAGCTACGGAAAATCTGCTTAACTGTCTTCTCGGTTTCCTCGATCACTAAAGTCATCAGGGCTTGATTTTGTTCTGAAATTTTCTTTAACAGCCCTGCATTGTAACGTAACTGAGAACCCTGTAACCCTTTCTGATTTTTATTCTTTGTAGTTTTTCTTATCATCCCAACCATGTTCTATGTCCTCTATAGAGGATATAGAGTCTCCAGCAGAACCGGATAATTGCTCTATCATCGCTCTTCCCTCTCGGGTGTCTCTGAACGATCTCCAAGTTGACCCTTCGTGCCCTAGGAGAGCGCTTCCCCAGATGGAAGGGTCATCATCATTGATTCTCCCGGAAGTTGGGAGTGATAGCGCCGGCCTTTTTGGGGCGGATTCTCTAAGCCCTTGAATGCTTGATGGGCCACTTTGTGTAGTGCTGGGCTTAAACTTAGACAGCGATTGAGGTATGTCGCCACCAACAAACCATTTCTTAGCGTCCGGGTCCCAATACGCGCCGTTTTCTTTCGCTATCTCCCTCTGCTCATAAGGGACGTTTAGGTATGTTTTGTTAGGGGAGTTTTTAGCCTCATAGTAAGCCTTGGCTCTATCTATCCTTTGCTGCCTATCTGCTCGCTCAATCCTTTCTCTTTCTGCTTTTGCAGCAGCTAGTCTAGGCAGGTTTTTTTCTCTCCACTTGGCATTGGCTGCGTCTTTTTTAGCCTTTATGGACGTTTCATCTGCTTTTTTATTTTCCTCATCTGCTTTTTTGTTTTTCTCGGCCATTTCAGCCAAATGATCGTATTTCCCCTCAGCAATGCCTTCTCGCCATTTTGCGCGTGCTCCTTCTCCTGGGCTTGCGTAAGCCAAGAAAAGTCTATTGTCTTTGCTTATCAATTCGCGTTGTTTTTCTGTCGCTTGAGCAGTTGTCTTATTTTCCGAGATTGTCTTGTTTGTTGTTTTTACCTCTGAGACCTCTTTACCGGCTGATATCTTTGCTGTGGCTGGGCTTTTGGGGCCTACAAACCCGCTGCTTATTTCCGATATTTTTTGTCCTGTAAATTTGCCCCCCATACCGCCTTTTATTTCTCCATTTTCACCAATCAAAGCTGGTGACCCGGCGCCAGCAACACCAGATGAATTAACTGTTATCCATCGATCATCATCCATACCGAATCCAAATTCATTATCTGGATCTGCCTGCTCAAAACTCACATCGGGCAGATCTTGAGATATCCCCGTGTAACCGCTATCCTGGGCTTTCCCTAGCTTACCTCTTACCTCTTCTTGTGATACAGCGCCTTCTGCCATGTAAATCTGGTCTGCTTGTGCGTTTGTTAATCTGATCTGGGCCAGCTCTAGTGCGGTAGGGCTGTCTGCTGGGTTCCAGTTTATTTGTACTGTGAATGGTTTTTCTGGTGATATGTGGGATTTGACTAGAAGTTGATAATGGCGCTCTAGCAGTGGGGATAAGTAGTTGCTCTGTAATTCTTCCTGCTTGGCGTAATACGACTCTTTTTCTGAATCACCAGCAGAATTAAATCCCGCTACCTGAGTTCCCAGTAGCTCAGTAATTGGGGTGTCTGCAATTGCCGCCAGCGTTTGCCATTGAATAAAAGCGCATTTATCTAAGTCAGTTAGAGACATATCTTGCATTTCTATTTTACCGTCTTTTGATACGACTTTTACGCCAAAATTATCCCTTGTCCTTACCCAAGCCTGAAGAGCTTCTTCGAATGCTGCTTGGTCGGCAGTGATCGCCTCGATATCTTCATAGATTACTGTCATGCGCTTACTCATCAACAGAGCGGGTATTTCGTCGGCTATGCGTTCGCTAGCATATACGCGTTCAAAAAGTTGCTGAGGAAGGGGGACGCCTCCGTAAAGATACGTGGGCTTTAGTATGTCTGGCACTTCATCATGCCGGAATATCATCACGTGAGATCTGTGTATTTTTTGACCATAAACTAGCCACCAAGTCGGCTCGTAAAAATTGGGAGATAAGGGGTCTCTGATGGCATCGTCGCCGATAATTGGCGAGCAGAAGTAGGGGTCTACACAAGTAAATCCCGCATACTTACCTTTAGTGACGCCGTCGATGTTAAAGGGGTTCTCATAAAACTCGCGTCTTTCTTCTCCGTGGAAATTATAAAGAAATACCGCCACACGAAGACCAAAAACGCGCCCCTTGCCAAGATAGTCGATCAGGTTGTATGTCAACTTGAATTCGGCATCGGTTTCCCTTATTTTTTTTAGGGCGATCTCGTCTTGCTCTGCTGTGCCTTTTATCGAGATTTCATACCCTCGTCTTACTGAAGCTTTTGGCAGTTGATAGCAAGCTTTTTTGATAAGCCAGTGCTGCGATAAGATGGCGCAAGCTTGATGGGTGATGAAGTTGTGAGAACCAAACCACGATAGAACGACTTCTGGCAGCGCTGAATTATCTCCAAAGCTAAGATCGTTCGAATCCATCGCGACAGAATCCATCGCGCCAGAATGAATGTCGTCATGGATCGTTCTTTGAATGTTGCTCTCAAATTTAGCAATTGCTTCTAACCTGTTATCTTTTACTTTAAATTGCTGCTTTTTTTTAGGCGCGGGATTTATTTCATCCTGCTTGTGCCCCCGAAAGTAATCTAAAATTCCCATTGTTTAGCCTATAGAGAATGACTTTTTGACAAGCATTGTTTTAATTGCGTCCATCAAAGGATCGATCTGGTCGTCGTGGGTTTTGAAATCGGCGGTAATTCCTTCCGCTTCTGTGAGAAAGTCGTTAACCCAATCCGCTGATTCTGGTATCAGAACATACCCAGACTCTATATATCCTTGGACGTCCATAAATCGGGTGTACTTGTCTGTGTTACGCTGAATCGCTTTAATGGGGCATTTTGCAGAGCGCTTGATATTTTGAATTAAACCCGTACCGCTTACCTTGTCTTCTACGTACATCATTCTCAGCTTTGAGGTGTCGAGAGAGACTGATTTGTCCCAAAAAGAACAGGCCCTTCTTTCTAACTCTGCGGCCTCCCACTTTCCGCGTAGTAGGTCGAGCAGGTATAATTTGCCGTCATCTCCCAGGCCAGCATGCAAAAACACAGAAAAATCGTTTTTCTCTTTGGTTTTTTGAGCGGTATCAGCAAATATTGCGCGCCATCTTAATTTTGGCGCGATTTTGTACTCACCGAACCATTCCGATTTTATGAGCCCTCCGCCTTTTTCGGTTGGCCTCTGCTGATATAGAGCGTTCCATACTAGAGAGCCGCGCTGCTTGCACTTGTCTACAAAGTCTTGAGGCATCCGCTCAGGGTGTAATATTTCTCCCGTTTTCCTCAGTTTGTAATTTACTCCTGCAAGCTCGTGATATTCATCCTGCTCTGCCTCCATCGGAAAAGATACAACCCGCCACTGCTCCCCTCCGTCCGCCATTTCCTGCAAAAGTTGTCCCGCTAGGTCGTTCTTGTGCCAGCGTGTAAGAATGATGATGATCCCATTAATTTTGGGGTCTAGACGAGTATAGAAAGTTGTGTCGTACCAGTCTTTTACTGACTCCTGATAAGCTTTTGACGATGCAGTTTTATAGTCTTTTGCTGGGTCGTCAATGATGCCTACGTGCATCCCCTGGCCAGTTATTCCACCGTTAACACCTGACGAACGATAAGAGCCTCCATGCAGCATCCCATTTCCGCTAACTGTTTCCCACAATTCTGCAGTTCTTATTGCCTTTCCTCTAGACTCCCCCAGATTGCTGTCTGGATAAACATCTGAATATTGATGTGTTTCTATAATTCTTTGCACGTCTCTAGACATTCTGTCTGATAAATCAGAAGAGTAAGAGCATCCTATAATGCTCCAGTCTGGATGCTTACCGAGCACATAAGCAGGGAATCTCCTTGATGCTAGCTCACTTTTACCAGAGCGAGGCGGTGCAAATATCATCAATCTCGGCATCATGCCCATTTCAACATTTAACAAAAACTGGTCTAACTCAGTGCAAAGCAACTCATTAAACCAGCCGAATTCATAGTTTTTTTTAGTGTGTTTTACGAATCCCTGCAAATTGTCTTGAGCTTCTAAGATGTTAAGCTGCTTAGCTATCGCTATCGGATCGAACTCTTGCTGATAACTGCCCTGATCTAGTTTCATAGCCTAACTCTTTCAACTGTTGCCTTAGCTCTTCTTTTGAAGAGATAGGTGTCATAGTCCCGTCTGTGCTACTTAAGTCCACTTTGTCGCTAAATGCCTGTATGTTAACGTGTTTTCCCATTAGCTCTAGATTTTTAATCTTGTCTGGCCACTTTATTTTTTTTACTATTTGCTCAGTGTCGCCGCTGCCGAGTGTGACAATATCAAGTCCGGACAAAGACTTGCGCCACACTTCTGGCCACTGCTTGACGGGCAGGATATTGCCTTGCTCGTCTAAGATGTCCGCAGCGTCCATTTCGTCGATCTCTTTTAAGCGCTTAAGCACATAGGCTGCGTCAATTTTTGTATCTTCAATCCTGTCTTTTTTGTATTTGTCAATCATTTTTTTTATCTCAACGTTCTTCAACAGCCTTTGGCCCTGAGAATAAGCCGTTTTTAGACTATATCCCGCTTTTTCAGCTGCTTTTGTCGCGTTAAGGCTGATGATGTACTCACGACAAAAAATTTCTTGCCTGTGAGGCAGTCCTTCCTTTTTGTCATATGACATAATTATTCACTCTTTTTTTATATTGCCGTTATTTTTATCACTTAACTGATTACTTAATCTAGTTATTCGCATATATATTCAATGTAATTCATTTTATAAACATTTTGATTTTATTTGTATTTTCCTGTTGACTATACGTGCACGTATATGTATACTTATCATAACAACAAAGAAAAGAGGAAAACATCATGAGACTAAGACCACCTGAAGGCTATGTAGCGACTCAAGAGATGATAGATGCATACGCAGCCAAGAGGCTAGAAGAAGAGTCTAGGATTGCTAAGGATGACGCCACGAGACTGTACGTTGAGTCAAATTATTCTGAGCTGGCAAATCTTGGCAAGGTATGGGTTAAAGGAGACCATTCAAGAATATACTTTTACACAGATAAAATTGCTGAAATTATTGGTTTGTTATCGGTAACAAGTAAGAGTGGAAAAATAATATCCTCTTCTTTAGAGGGTGAAAGCATATCAAACAACCGGAGACAAAAGATAATGGACTCTCTAGAAGGAATGTATTTTGATGTTAAATCTGGTAATTTTTTCTCACGTGGTACTGATGAGTGCAAAAAAGCAACACAAATTCTAAAAACTTACATTTAACAATGTGCCTTAAAGAAACCACTTATTCTTGATAGCGCTTTTAGCTGTAGCGCTATGTGTGACAACTCAAATCTTGTCAAATTATTTTTATGACTTATCTAGAGGCGAAGAATGACAAAATCAACACCCGCAGCCAAGAAAGCCAAGGCTAAATATGGCAAAAAACTAAAACAGATTGCAACACCAAGATATAACTCTGAAAGCACAGAAGAAATGATAGAATATGAAAGAGTTATCAAAATGATAGCGCCACACGGCAACTTAAAAAATTATCTAAAAACAAAAAATGATTAGCAAATGGCTGCGTGGCATAGTTAATATGCGATCTCGGGATTGCCAAAAGAAACGCGCTGTGGGGACGCTATGCTGTGGGTGGCATAACCAAAAAGACCATTTATACCACCATAACCCCAGCAATATAGCTCATTGAGGTCGTTCATAGCTAAGTACTGTTTGCCAGCTCCGCCATCGCCTGACATGACACCGACTACAGATACTTTACCTGGTAGCTTAACTTTAGTAGGAACCAAAACCGAGCTTGTGACGCCCATGCCTAGATAGCCGTTTGCATCACAAAATCCAGAAGCAAAAAGATACCCTGAGTTGTCCTTAGTCAGCGTCTGCACATACCACGCGTTAGTGTGCGATGCCCAGCTGTCTATCATGATATCTGCAACGTCTGACTTAACCAAGGCGGGGGTTAAAACATTAGCAGTTGTATTATTACCTACAGCGCCCCATGTGTTCTGATGCCCCCAGGCCCAGAATTCGCCGTTTTCTTTTAGCGCGCCGATGGTTGCAGGTCCACCGCCCAACGACATGATTTTTTTAACTCGCCCTGTACCAATGTTGGGAGAGTAGGGCGTGTATCTTACCGTTGTTGTGCCATCTCCCACCGCTCCCCAGTCATTAGCTCCCACCGTTCTGACGGAGGTTGTTGTGCTGTTATCCAAAAGCATAATCAAATTACAACTAGCATAACCATTTGTGCCGTCGAAATAACCAAATCCGCCTTTGCAGTCTTTAACTGTATTGGTTGATGATGCGCCCCAAGGAGCTGTTATGTTGATCGGAGTAGAGCGGGTTCCTACTGCCGTACCAGAGCCAGATTGTCCGTAGCCGTCATAACCAGCAAACCACAATGTGCCGTCTGATTTTTGGGCTATGATACAACCGTAGCTTGAACCCAGATTGAATACGGCTTTGGGGTTTTGTCCTATCCAAGGTAATTGTGTCAAGGTGTAAGGGTAGGTGTTATTACCTAAACCAAATTGACCAAACCAGTTGTAACCACACCCATAAATATAGCCGTCGTTCTTTCTGACTATTAGTCTATTGTCGTTGTAACTGTAGCCATTCTGCATTGCAGACCAATATACTTTGTTGACACCAGTTGATGCTAGCGTGGGGAAATAAACTATACTGGTGTGTCCTAGTCCGCATTGTCCGCTAGCATTACCTCCCCACGTATAAAGGTTTCCGTTATCATATAAAACCCACGAGACAGGGAAAGATACGCCGCAGTCTATGGCCTTTCCTGTGTCCCCGGTGTAAACCTCGGTCAAATTATCAAAACCGTATGACTGAGGATATCCAGCTCCTTGGTTAGAACGCCCTGAATAAAAACCAAAAGCTGACCCATTAGCGTAAGATATATATACCTTACTTTTGCTTAAGATCATCAATCCGTTGTTGCCTGCTTGGGTGATTTTGTCTATAGGCTGATTAATGACTTTCGGGGGCAGTCCTACAGCAGGTTGCACCCAGCCAACGCGACCCGTTGTCGCATCAAGGCAAGTTAGGAATTTACCCACGCCAACATTTGGCCAGTCCGTTTGCAATCTCAAATCTGGCGATACAATTTGCGCGTAGTACCCATCCGTTGCGTTATTGTACATAGCGACAGATGAGCCTTGGGCGCCGCCAGTATACAAAAATGAGTAATCAGAGCCTTTAAGGTCTAAGCCGGTAAAATTATACTTTGCATTATTACCGTTAATTATCAGGTTGTTAGAGCCAAAGTTGTGTGTCCTGCTTGCTGTTGCAGTCAAATCTGTGTTTGCAAAGTTAGCAGTAGATGTAGACCATGACCCAGCAACTTTAGAATATGACAAACCTTCAGAAATAACATAGATTGTTGGCGGACAGTTAGAAAAATTGCGATGTAAAGCGGTTAAGGTAGCGATACCCTGTACGCTTCTTTTAAGCAAAATGTCATATCTCGCTCCAACCGGAGGAGAGGGCATATCACTAAGATAGTAGCCGTCAGTCACTACGTTGGTGTCTGCTGATAGCGCTGTGTACTGTGCCGCAGCTGTAAGGCGTGAAAGGCAGTTAATATTGCCGTCATCTAAGAATATTACTGTACCAGCTTGATTGACTATCTGAATATCAGGGCAGGCGGTAACATAAATTGTCCAGCCTGAACCAACTGATAGTCTAACCCCTGAAGTGTTAGTAAGATAGACGGTTGCAGATCCTGAAGTTAAATTTGCAAGCAATATTGAAGCGGCGGAGCTGTTAGCGGTTAGGTCGCAACTGGCGATAGTCATAAAGCCACGGGCGGCAGAGCTTGCGGAAATAGCCGGAAAACTACCGATAAGCGAGCACTCTTGCAGGTGATGGCTGCCAGTAGTGTCATTCCAGTAGAAACCCTCTGTGGCTCCGTGTGTGATGTTTATTTTTGTTACACGTGTGCGGCCTAAAGTAGGGTTTAAGGCACCAACAAACTCAACGTTGTTATTTCCGTTAGCTCCACCGCCTACAAGATTGATGTTGGTCTTGCTGTATGAGGCGCTAGAGATAGTGTAAGACCCGGGAGCAAAATTAATTTGCCCGGGCTGTGCAACAACTGATATACCACCAGAAAAAGTTGCCTTTGGTCTAGCTATTGTCCCTGTGTTTGAATCATTTCCAGCCGCAGTAACATAAACGGCTCTGCTATCAAATATCGCAGTTTGATACGCTCTTTTGTACCAAACCTTGTTGTTGTTGGTATCCACTCCGCAAATGATCAGATCACCCACCGCCCACGCAATACCAAAGCGCGTTGCTGCCGTGGTGACTTCGTAATACTCCCCCTTGTTATTGGTTGGCGGATTTACAAGTGTCGGGGTATTGGTAGATGCGTTCCACCCTGATATATACGTTCCAGCGTCTATTTCTGATTTTAAAGCAGTTATTCTTGATTCTGCTGCGCTAGCGGTTATCGCTTGAGTTGTGTTAAGAGGATCGTAGGTTCCTGTAATGTTTGCCGCGATTTGCGCAGTGACCCATGATTGAGTTGCAAGCGTTGTATAGCTGCCGTTTTGAAACTTAAGCGAGTAATAGGGGGTGGTTGCATTGCCCCTAAGTGATACAGTATTAGCTCTTAGTTCAACTGTTAGCGTGTCGCCTGCATTAGCTCTTAGTTGTGTAGTGCCGAAATTAGCAGTATTTACACCTACAGCCCAGCTTGCACCCGTGTTTTGATACCAATCTGATTTTGTCGGCCAGTGCTTAATTACTTTCCCGCCACGTTTGACTGTCAGTCTGACATTGCTCATTGCTGCGCCAACGTTAAAATCGATTGAGTTTATTTGCTGTAGCTGGGCTAATGTAATAGTGAAGATAAATGGATTTGTTGTAAGCGTGCTTGTTATGGCCGATTGAGGCGTGACAGTAGCCTCAGGGTTTGCATTAAAATACTGAGGTGTGCTAGATCCAGTATTTTTGGTGATTTTAGAGTCAAGAACAACAAATTGTGTCCCGTCTTCCAAATTAGACAGACCAAGGAAAGAATCCATCTCGCCGATTTTTATTACATCGCCGAAAGAGATTGAACCGCTCTCGCTTTCCGTGTTTTCTGGTAGTAATAGCGAATATTTCCCGCCAGCCTCATCTTGTACTAAAAGTATCCCAGAATCACCAAAATTATTGGCATTATCCAGTTTTACAGGGACGTGCAGCGGAGGTGTTTGTGTGAAATCAGCGCCTGTAGGTACATTTTGCCAAGTACCATCACCATAAAGAACTTTCCCCTGTTCTCCCGCAGCAGGCGCCGGAACCAGTCCTTTAACGCCAGCCGTGGCAGACGTAGCACCAGACAGAGAGCTTAAGTAGGCTGTCAAGCCTTGTATCGTTGAATTGGTGGGGGTGGCATTGGCTCCTGTTAAGTTGGCAATTACACTTAGCGCAGGAATAACCCTAAAAGAAGAAGCCAGGTTAACCGTCTGAGAGCCATTAAAGGGCGCAGTAACAGATCCTGATACATCTCCAGTTACAGTTAAGGTGGTTGGTAGCAAAGTGCTGCCACCACCTCCACCACCAGAAGGCCGTCCTATAACAGAATTGTTTGTTTTACCGCTCATTTAACTGTCCCACTTTTCATACACAAGATTAGCGCTATAAGTCGCAGAAGTGGTGCTTGGTTTAACAAAAGCCCACACACTGAAGGGGTCGCCATATGTTTGTCTGTCACCTAGCTTTAAAAGGTTGGCGCTGCCTGCTGGTGGTGGGGTGGGGTTGGCTGAATCACTGGTAAACAAGTAAACGTAACAATTTATCAACACTTCGCAACTAACTGATATATTTTCTGGCGCTGTTGATAATTTTACTAATTTATTACTTTGATTAAGCACTGCTGTTGTTGTGTCCTGCTTAGCCATTTCATCACCTTAAAAAAATTCACACTTTAGTGTGGCGGTAAATTCTGCGTCCCCTCTTATGGGGTGGATGAATGCCCACACACTAAAAGGCCTACCAAAAGACTGTGTGGCCCCTATCTCAAGCTGATTAGCATAGTCGGTAGGAGGTGGGGCTGGGGTGGGTAAGTCACTAGTAAAAAGGTATGCATTGCAATTTTGGGTAGATTCACAGGTTACAGATATTGTTTCTGGTGAAGATGAAAGTTTAACCAGCTTATCGCTTTGGTTCAGCACTACTTTCTTGATTGTCATTTTTAAATCTCTGTTTTGTCATGATGTCCGTGTTGCACTTATCTACAGCTAACTTGATCCTCTCTACATAGCCGGGGTAGTCGCCGTAGGTTTCTACGTCAAAATCTGGTAGGGCACAGGGATAAATTTTAGGGAGTGGCAATTCTTGCGTTGGCCTGCATGATTGATTCGCGCTGCAAGCTGATAACATCATCAGGGACAGAAACATGGGCACATTCAACAGATTTTTGCGCCGCCTTGAGCTTTTTAGCTGTGTCATTTGCCTGTTTCTCTAGTTGTTTTTTTTCTTTTGCTGCTCGGTCTAAAGCATTCATCATCAGAGTGTGCTGTGTGCTAATGCTTTGATTGGCTGTTTCGGCTTCTTTTGCTCTTTGTGTCAGCGTTTCTACCTGCTTTTCTAATATTTTTGCTTTATCCCTCTGAGCTTGCACGTAAAAACAAAGGCAGAACAAAATGACCGTTCCTATTATGGCGATTTTTGGTAGTAGCATAATCCCTCACTTGGGGCGGTACTTTAGTTCCGCCTTCAGCATCTCATTCATTTCACTTCGCATTTCTGCGGCCTTTATATCTGCGGCTATTTTTTGCCTTCGCTCTGAGTCTACTTGTCTATCTTTTCGCTCAAGCTCTGCGCTGATATTTTTGAGGGTTTTTGTTAACTCTTGCCTAGCCGTTACAAGTCGTGAGTTGGTTTCTGTTAATATTTGATTTACTTCTTTAAGGGTTGAGTTTTGGTCTGAAATAACCAGTAAAATAGCGCCAAATACAATAGCGAAAGCTGCCGGTATAAACCGCGCAATGACGTTAAATTTGTCCGGCTTACACTCGCTCATTAAATAACGCCTCTTCTGCTTTTCTTCGTGTAATCAATCCCTGTGAATCTTTGCCATTAACTTTAATCCATCGAGAAAAATGCAGAGAGGCCCCGCCATAATCAGAGGAGTTTAGTAACCTTAAAAGACTGGATTTTTGTAAAGCTCCTGCACCAAGATTAAAAGCGAAGCTTACTAGAGAATCGAATTGATTTTGATTTATTGGTACTTTTACAAGGCTATTAACAGCTCTCTGAAATTTAACTAGGTCTTGCTTGAGAAACCCCTCTGCTTGCAGTTCGGTTATTTTGTCTTTTTCTTTAACGCCAGCGGTGTGTCCATATCCTATAGTGAGTTTTCCGGCAGGGCAATAATAAGCCCTTAACCTTAACCCTTCGAATTTTTTTATGAGGTTAATTCCTTTTTTACCTGTTACAAAATTATTCATCTTCTATCTTTTTTATTATTTTATTTTCTAAGGTTTTTATTAAAGTTGATCCTGACCAGCCAGCCAGACCGCACACACCGCCAGTTACTGTAGCTGACCATCCGTAATGTACGGATAGCAGCATCATCATAACCCCTGCAAAAATAGAGACGATCATTTGCAAGCAAAGCGTTCGCCAGTTAAAGGGGTCACCATTAAGTACCTTGTAAGAGTATTGTGCAAGAGAACCAAGGAAAGTCATTAAAAATGCCAGTATCATGGCGAATAATGCTTGCTCATTTTTCCACATTTTGCGCCTTGATATCATCCAAGGCATCACGCTATTAAATAGCCCACATAAAGAATTGCGCGAACGCGCCTTGTTATTAGTAAGGGGGGAAGTGTTTTTGATGTGGGCTAACTGATAAATCCTCATGACGTGGTATCCCGAGGATACATACTTTATAGTACTTATTGATGCATCAGTCAATACTTAATTGCATAACCTAGCATTCCCGCTAATATATGCTCCGCAAATTTAATTTCTCTCTGCGCGGTGCCTTTTGGTCTTTTTGTTTTTTTGTCAATGTCTCTGGTGGTGTATCTTTGTATGTAATGCATTTTTATTATTGATTGACTGGTTTCGTCAAAAAATTTTAATTTAGTTACTCCGCTATCGATATGCATTGCTTCTTCATCAGTTATGTTTCTTATTGTTCCGTGTATTTTAACGTTTATACCTGATGAACTCGTGTAAATCTCTGTCCCTATCCTTTCTCTTGCCCACTCGCCCCACGATTCTAAGGCTTCACGAATCGTTATCTTCTGCAATATATATTTCCCCGCGTCTTCCCCAGTATTTAGCTGCTTTGATATCCCACACTGTAGAGTCATCTTTGTATGTTGCATCCAATATCCCCTTAACTAAATTATCTATATCCGGTTTTTGCTGATGAGGTTTCCCTAGCATTTGTTCTTTCTTTTTTTTGCTCCAACTGTCCGGCATTGGCAGATAAAATATAATGCGAGCATTTGACTCTGGTATTTTAACTCTAAAAAGTCTAATTTCGTCCCTATAAGCCCAATATTTTAGTACGCACTTTCTTTTTTTCCACTTGTCAGACCGAGTCATTCTAGGCTTTGCTACTGGGGTTATTAGGTAGTATTTCATAAGATTACTCAAAATATGATTCGTATTCTGATTTATGTTCTTTTTGTCCCTCTAATATTATGCTGATATCAGAGTTTGGGAATTTTTCGGCATAGTATTTTATCTCATTTATTAAGCACTCTACAGCGCTGCCAAAATCCTCCTGCCTAAAATTTCCAAGACAGAATCTACTATCACAAACTCTCCACACTGTGAATTTTTCTTCTTCTTTTATTTTATTTATTTTGTTAGTAGCCAGTTCCACTATTCTTTCGAGCTGGGGTAGCCCTAATTCTTCAATGTATTTCGGTATCGACAGCTTTGTCATGTCAGTTATTTCCAATAATTAAAGTTTTTCATAATGTCAGCTATAAAAAGCGATGCGCAATACACTAATGACATGTAAAAAAATAACTTGCCATCATCAATATATTTTGTTTGTCCCAATCTATAATAGATTGTTAACAAAATAAATAAAATAATCAGTCTTGTTGTTGTCATGCTCTCCACCTAAACTATCTTTAATTTACCTGACTCAACCAGCTTGCCGACCGTTAACACTATTGCTCTATCCATCTCTGATCGACGCTCTTGTCTAGTCATGTATCGAGCGTTATCGATCTGAAAATGACAGTCAGAGCAAATAGCGGCAGTTAAACAGTCATCTGTCTTTATCCCTATCCCTTTGCCCTCATTCCTGTGCGCAGCCTGTACGCCGTGTTTGCCGCATAATACGCAGTAATCCAACTCCCTTACAGCTTGCAGCCATTTTTTGCTTCGGTAAGTCATAATGATATTCCTGCATGACAGTATCTGATGCCACTATCTTCTCTTATCCTTGAGTTAAATTCTTTTGCTAGCCGCCCCATGTTTTTAATCGCATAAAAATTTGACTTGTCACATGCTCCAGCTATCTTTAGTGCTTCTTCCAGTTTTTTAATCGCCCTCCTTTTTAATCCTGCCAATTCTAGCTTTTTCGCTGCTAGTGCCGCATCTATGAACTCATCTGTAATGTTTTTTATGTGGCTGTTTTTGCTGCTCATGTAAGGTATTGATGTTTTTCCTATATCTCTTTCTATTGTTTCCCTATTCATTTTGTTTTTTCTCCAATTCAAAGTATTCACTATTTTCTGGTATTTTTATTTTGCACCCGATGGATTCGGCCCAATTTAAAATCAAAGATGTGTAAACATGAGCCTCACTTAAATCTAGGGTTGCCGTACTGCGTAAAACTTCTTTGCTTTTTACTTCTCCTGTAACTACATCGATGAACTCTTTTTCTTCCCATCCTAAGAATTTATTTTTTAAGTTTTCTTTTGTATATCCTGGGGTCCAGTTTGTTCTTCCTTTACGGATTAAATACTTGCTCACTTCTTCATAAATAACATGTTGAAATGCATTCTGACTTAGGGTTCTTTTTTCTCTCCATTCTTTTACTGTCACGCGATATTTATTGCCGCTTTCCGCTATTTCTTTTAATTTTTTAGCTATGACATCGTAATTTGACGAATGCAAGCACAGTTCATTCATCTGTCCCAATCTCCCACCCCTCGCCACTGCTTCCCAGATTTATTAAGCTCCCATTTTTCAGTAAAATATTTATCCAAAAAAACAGCTTTTTTAAAAATCTCATAAAACATCTTTATTTTGTTAATTTTTATTTTTTGTTGTTGTGATTGATGTACGATAAATTTAAAAATGCTGAATGCTGATATGATATTTATTGTTAATCTTGTGAAAAACACACCAAAGCAAAAGCAAGCTATCATGGCTGCTAAACCAATAAACACGATACCAACACTGTATAAAATGATATCCATCTTGACCCCCTCTCTTCCGCTATAAAAAATCTTACTTAATCATTCATTTATCCCAATTTCCTATTTTTCTTCAGATTCCTTTATCGCGTGCCTGATTATTTTTATAACCATCATCACACCAACCAGCCACCCTAAAATAAAAATAAAAACACCCTCTAACATGTCAACCACCTTAATTTGCTTTATTTGACCTGTAACTTTCCCAGTCGAAAGCTAAACAACAGTTTTTTAGTTGCGGCCACAGGGCGTTTTTAGTTGTCTCGTGAAAACAAAAGTCTTTCATGCTGCTATCTCCTTACCTGCTGCAATTATCTGGTCCCTGTCGACTGTACTCATATGGCAGGTAATAGCCCGGCAGGGATGACAGATAACCAGCATCGATCCGCTTTTTGGGCTTCCAGCTTGCTGGCCCGTATCTCATCCCGCTCTCCTGTATTCGCGCCAGTAGTTCAACCTCTCCCGGAAAAAATCCTGATGTTCTGCCGGCAATCGCTCTATTTCTGTCAGAACTTTTCTTCTGCCAACTTTTCCATCAATCATCTGGATGATCAGTTTGTTAGCGCGTAAATCCAGCTGCTCCTTGACTACGTATTCCTTCATCCACAGTCCGCGGTTAGCGGGTAAGTTTTCAGGTAGATAATTCCTGCTACCTCCCATGCTCATTTAAAATTCCGCCTTTCTTTTTTTATAGATTTCTTGTAGCTTTCTCTCTTTTTCATCTCTAGCTTCTTGCTGGTCGCAGTCCATGATCAAGCCATTTTTAAATTTGGCGTAAGCTGTGCCTGTATTGCCATGGCGGTTTAGCCTTAACGTCAACTCCATGTCTTCTGGGTTGGCTTTGTCGTTGTATATGTACTCTCGATAAAGTCCCAGCCAATAGTCGCACTCTTGCTCTATCTGCCCTGTGTCTCTGCTGTCGCTAGGAAACGGTCTTTTATCTGCTCTGGACTCAATGCCTCTGTTTAGCTGGGTAACCAGTACAACAATACAGTCTAGCTCCTTAGCGAGAGACTTTAGGCCCTTAGTGATGGCTCCATAAGCCAAGTCATTTCTTTCTGCTTTTGGGGCGTTCATCATGGTCAAGTAATCGACGTAAATTGCTCCTATCATCCCTTTATCACGCTTTATTTTCCGCGCCTCTCCAGCAATGTGCTCAATAGTAACCGCGTGGGTTTCGTCAATAAAAATATTCCCTGATTGAGATAATTCAAATGCGGCTTTATGGGCAAGACTGAAGTCAGCATCGTTATCCGATCCTTGATAAAAAATATTTGTATTGATGCCGGAGTGTTGGCCTACCATTCTTTCGAAGACTTGTTCTTTCTGCATCTCTAAAGAAAAAATAACGGCAGGCTTTTTTTCTTTCATCGCGCAATGTATCGCCATTTGAGTTAAAAAAGTGGTTTTGCACATCTTGGGTCTAGCCCCAATTACAAAAAGCGATCCGTTAATTAATCCTTTTGGTGAAAGGATCGAATCCAGCGCAGGAAGCCCTGTTTTGACAACGTCATTCTTTCCGCTGAATCTTAACTCAACTTCATCTAGCCAGTTGGTGATCACCTCGTCCGCCCCTATCGCTCCCTTGCCTTGTCCGGTCAGCTGCATGTCGCGCAATTGGCTAAACAGTGACTGAGATAACTCAAGCTTTTCTTGCACTGTCATGCCATTTCTTGAGTACAGCATTTCAGCGATCGAGTTGATTTTTCCTATCGTTTCACGCAACAGGGCGCTGTCCCTAACGATGCGCGCATACTCACGGATATTTGCTGCACTAGGTGTATTTTTAGAGAGTTCAGCCAGATAGGCAAACCCCCCGCAGCTATCTAGCTGGTTTTTCTCGGCAAGATTGTCACTTAAGGTCAGAAGGTCAGCAGGCTGATTTTTTTCTGACAGGATTTTGATTGTCTTAAAAATCAACTTGTGTTCTGGTCTGTAAAACATTTGACAGCTTAGATGTCCCATGACGTCGCGCACTCTTTCGCTGTCTGGGTCAAGAATGATTCCACCTAGCACTGACTGCTCGGCTTCCAAGTTGTACGGGGTTATATTCACAAAGCCCTCTCTCGCGTTTTAATCAGTGTCTCGCTTCGCATCAGGTAGTCAAAGTTGGCTGTCCAGCCGTTATCATTTTCACCAAAATAAAACTTGGTGGCCAACTCAGAAAATCGATGGAAATACGTTTTTACAGAGTCGACGCTAGGAGATGTCAGCTCTCCCCATATCCGCTTCATGGCCCGTTTTCGCTTGTCGTTTAGCGTAATGGCCTCAGGCAATCTGTCACCCAGTATCTCGTTGTAGGATTCCATGATTTCTGCGTAGGGTATTTTGTCTGGTTTTTTTCGTTGCGCTTTTCTTGCGTGACCGCATTCAGGCAAAGCCGGAATTTCCCCCTCGGGGGGTAGGGGGGTATTTATAATCTCTGTAGTAGTCTCTGTATGAACATCGGTGCATTTTGACCTAATGAGTGAGCTCATTTTGAACTCATGCATTTGTTCGATCATCTCTTCTTTTTTTTCGCTTTTATTTTTTGTGTTGATTAAATCGCAATCATAATTTATGCTGTAAAAGTTAGTCCTGTCTCGTGGGTCAGACGAGAGCTTTTCTATGTGCAGACAGCCTTTTTCTTTTAACGAGTTAAAGGCTCTTTTTAAAGTGGACTCAGAAAAAAACGGAAACTGTGTTAACCAGTCAGCCATAGTGTTATAAACCCACCTCCGCCCATTTTTCTCAATGCCTGAATTGGTTTCAGATATCCAATAATGGATCTGCTGTAAAACTATCGCCTCGTTAATTCCCACTGACACAGCAAGTTCAGGAATTATGACTAGCGGTCTGGTTTTCATCAAAAGGCTCATTCTTTACCTCCTATTTGTTTGTTTCTATAGCAGCTCTCATGGCATAAAACTCACGCCTCAGCCTTTCATCAATGCTGATAAACTGACTAAGGTAATCGTCTCTATCATTCATTAAACTACTCCTCTACCAGTTCAGGGAAAATGTCTGACCATAAAGGTATTTTTTTACAATCTATTTAGAAAGAAGGACTTTTTTACTCACTTCTAAAATATGTTCTGCGGTGTATTTACCCTCGCTTACTTCAGCTATCTTCTTGGCGTAATTTGTCTTCCCGTAAAACTCAGTCTCTGGAAGGTGCCCTCTCTTTATCCATTTATAAACCGTTCTCGGGACCACATTGCAGGATATGGCAACACTTTTAAGTCCAACATCGTGAATTATTTTTCTTATCATTATTAACACCCTAATTAGTACTACTGGTACAAGATATATTCGTACTGATAAATTGTCAACAAGGGATATAATGTACTCATGGTTCAAAATAATAATTTAGAGCGATACAACTTCGCGGCGCGATTGGCTAAAGCATGTAATGATCGCGGAATACCACTACACGGCAGGTCACAATATTTAGCCGATGTAGCTGGTGTTACGAACAAAGCGGCCAATAAATGGGTAAATGGTGAGTCTTTACCAGGTCAGCAAAAAGCAAAAAAAATATCATCAAACTTAGGTGTTTCTTTTTCGTGGCTGCTGTTGGGAGAGGGTAAAGGAGAAAAAAAGGAAGATTTATTGAGGGATACACTTACCGAAAAAGAAATAACTATGCTCAACTTGTTTAATAAGATGCCAGAAAGCGAGCAAGCCAAGATAATTCAGCAGCTAACTGATAAAAAAGAACACTACGACGTGATGTTTCAGGAGCTACTTAAAGCGAGGGGGAAGGCTGGATGAAGATAGCGCAGGAAGAAAAAATAGCGTTTTTGTTTCCCGCTATACTTGATCGGAAAAACAACAAAGAACCATCCTTTTTTAGCACTATGGAAGTCGATTCATTTCCAACCGTGATCAATGGATTGGTTGTTGTCTCTTCATTCTTTTTTTTAAAAGAATGTGTGAGCTATGAAATGAAAATAGACCTAAGAGATGATGAAGGAAATCAACTACTTTCCGATGGAAGCAAGGCAGTTGTAGCAACAATTCCAATTAAAAGAGAAGTTTATTGTCGTAATCCTGACATATCTGGAGCGTCAATAACCGAGTTTAACGGGATAACTTTATTGCGCCCTATCACATGTGAAATAACGTGCTCATTACACTTGTGTGATTCGAATGAAAAAATTCATGAGCTAATTACTTATTTTAGAGCTACACCAATGGAAAGAGGTGTGTAATGGTGAATGTGATACGTAATACTATATGGGGACAAAACCCCGTTCTGTCAGAAGATGGACATTTGGACAAAAAAACCGCATCATATGGTGGAAATGATGGTGGAGGCGGCGGAATGCAAGAACGAATAGCAAGACTTGAATCAGATGTGGAGCATATAAAAATTTCCATAAATGATATAAAGTTAGACATCAGAGAAATGAGAAAAGACACGAAAGATGAATTTTCAGCGGCTAGAAAAGATACAAGAGAAGAGTTTGCCTCAGTCAGAAATGAAATAGCTGAGCTCAAAAAAGATACAAGAGAAGAGTTTGCCTCAGTCAGAAATGAAATAGCTGAGTTCAAAAAAGATACAAGAGAAGAGTTTAACAGAGTGGATGATCAATTTAGCAAGGTACATCAGGAAGCTCAATC